TCTACTTCTAGATGATAGTTACCTTTGACTAGAGTTTTCATATCTCCGTCAACAGTAAGATTAACATTACCTTTGACGTACATGTTCTTGCTCTTAAACGTAACTTCGAATTCATCTCCGACTACAGTAACAGTCTTGTCTCCATTAGCTACGATCTCTTCATAAGTACCAGAGGTGTGGTATGTCGAGAGCCGCTCAGAACTTGTGGTATCATCAACTTCAATGATATGACCAGACTCGGTCTCTGTTACGTGATTTGCCGGATATACTGGATTAATAATCTCAACGAGTTTGCGATTCTCCCATGTACCTCTATTATAATAAGTATCATCTTTATCGGGAGAGATACTTGGTACTCTTGGTGGTATAGCTGTTTCAATCTCTTCTTGTCTTGTATCTTCCTTCGACATATAAGGTTGAGCTACATTATATTGAGCTCTAGCCGCACGGGGTGTATCGACTTCTGTACCTACATAAGGTTTTCTTGGATAAATGCCATCAGGATCATTAAAACCAAGAGAAGAATCTACTGTCTTAAGCGGTTTCGACGGAATAGAACCTAAAATAAGAGGATCTTGTGCATTCGTTCCATCACGGAAGAATCCAACTACCCAACTTCCTTGTAATATACCAGTAGCAGATTGACCTATACCTGTCATACTCGCTGAAGTAATAGGCAACATAACATGCGCCCAAGGTAGTGACTCTGTAGGAATACGTTCTTTATCATCTGTATGATAACCAAAGCATCGTATCTTATATCGACCCATCTCTTCTGGATCGTTTATATCTTCTACAACACCAGTAAACCACTGAAATGATTTACCGTAAATAAAATCTTCACCTGTATTCATAATACTATTTATCTATATCAATTGAAAAGGAATCTCTCTTCACTTTCACGTTCGTATAATATTTTCCTCCTTCAAAGTTATGTATTGCTGATGTAATAAGATATCTACCAGAGATGTGCTGATCCCAAATATCTTTAGGATTCTTATCTAGTATATCTTTCATTAGCTGAGGATCCATCGTTCTTTGAAATTTCAGTTCGATGACTCTACCTGCATTCAAACCCATATCGCCGCATAAAATTACTTCATGTGCTTTGGTCTCTAATAGTTCGCTATACGCAGAAGTAATACCTTTAGTTTGTTTACGAAGAGCATTATAATTTGTAGTTCCTTCGTATGCTCCTGAATTAATAGAAGTGTATTCGCAGTGAGCATTAGCCAGTGTATCTATCTCTTCAGTTCCAGTTTTAAATGACTTAGACAAAACAGTTTTCTTCTCGAGAGAATTATTTTTTGTCAATAGATCTTTACTATACTGGTAATTATATTTTGTGTATGTCTTACTCGTATAGTCTAGATAATTATTATTCGAAGCGAATGCTCCGTCCTTTCCTTGAAATATTTTGCCAAGCTTAAGATCAGATGCCATCTCGACTATACGAGTAGCACGTTCCATATAATCCTGATCTGTCTGAGCATTCTGACTAAAACCAGTCGTATGTATATATGTGCCATACGTCCTTTGTCTTATTAAAGACGTAAGAGATGACAGCTGTACATTTCCTACAAGTGTCTGAAACAAAAAGAATGGTGCAAAGTCTTTATCAAACGTTTTTGCTCTAAACCATTCTGCTGCTTTTAGAGGAGATTGAATATTGATGAGTCCCTTTGATATAGATGAAGGCTCTCCAGTCAGTTTGAATTTTTCCTCTGGTACATTCAGATCATTGACAATAATCTTTTTTATTTCAGAATCAGATCTCTCTGCATATGCGCGAGATATCTTACGAAAAGAAGAAGCAAATGCATGAGGAGAGATAGCTGAGAATGAATAAACCTGTGTATGCTGACCAGATCTACCATAAAGAGGATACTCAGTTACAAAGAACTTAAGATCTAATACTTCCTTCGGCTCGTTTACTGTAAAGTTTGTCTTTCTCTCAAGCTTTATCCGTATAGTTTCTTGGCCAGTGATTGGGAATTCTTCGAAGAAATTTGTCGAATCCTTTACACTAAACTTTGCAACTAATGTGTTTGAGTATAAACTCTCTGTAATAGAGAACTTAATAACAATGTTTTTAATTTGCTTCGCAACACCTTTATAGTTCGTGATCTCGATCTCTTTACAGTTAAAGCTATCAGGTGTGAGAGCCTTTTTTGAACCCTGTTCGAGAACGTTTTGATTTGATGCTGACATTATGAATTAATAAGTTCTTTATATCTGTCAACAAAGGAATCAATAACATTCTTCCGAATGATTCGAATTTTTCTCTTCTCAAAGTTTTCCTCTTCTTCGAATTCTAAATATGAAACACTGCTAGATACAGGATCTGGTCTATATATTGTATATGATCCAATCGTATATGTATTGGTATACGTATTAGATAGCTGGTCTATAATGTTGCCCTTTGTAAAACTGGAATACTCAGGAAGATACTCTTGTAGCTGACCTCTGAAGTATGGTTCGATTTCGAGTTCACCGAGATCATATTCTAAATTGTATGCTTGATATCCTGAGATGATACTGTTATCTTCTCTATCTGCGTCTATGTAATGCTTCGCTGCATTAAACGATTTTGGATGTATAACCCTTGGTTCGAATATGATTTTAGTGAAGCGTTCGTTGTAAAACAATTCATAGTATTCAAGAGTGTCAAACTTTATTTCATCTTCACCTTCTGGAGTAAAGTTAGTATATTTTATAAAGGTTTTAAACTCGGTTGGATGATTCCGTTCAGCCCACGAATATATATCTTTTAGCCATTGTAATCTATCTTTCTCGTAATCTTCAAACGCTTCAACATCTCCATCAATATAAGGATTCTCTTGATATTTTAGAGAAAATGTTTCTTGTTGAAAGAATGTGGGATTAGATACATCATGTACCCAAAGCTGTAGTGAATTAATATCGAACTTGAGAATAGATGCGGTGTTGTTATTAGAGTCAACTATGTCTACCTTATCTAAATTTAAACCTCCAAAATAATCGATATGTTCAATAATTTCTTCTCCTTCGAAAAAATCACGTTTCTGAATAGGAGCAAAGACCATAACAGAATACTCTCCGTACTCTTGATCAATCCATTCTCTAAACTGATTGTACTCCATCGGCCATGAATTAAGGCCAGACTTCAACGTATCATTTGCTACAAAGAATGTCCAATAATAATCGGGTGTACCGTATAACCTACTCGAAACAGTATCAGGTCGTTCACCGTTTTTAATTTCATAATACGTGTACGTCGAAGCATCATCGATTAAAACATCGTTAACGTCAACATGACGGTACATATCAACGATGTCATTAATAATACCATCTGCAGCAGTATCATGTTTTATGATTGGAAATTGTTTGAAAAAAGCCATAGTTTAATCTCCTCCTTCTCCAGTCGTTTCGGAATTATCGGGGTTGTCAACTGCTGGTGTTATACTAGATGGTTTGCCTTCAATAATACCTCTATCAGGTGACTTCTTAATTTGCATCATATCGTTTCTATTCAATACTCTTGTTTCTTGGAATGTCAATGATATATCAACTTCAGTAGGAGCATTATCCGAGAAATACATGTTTGAACTTGAATTAAAAGTTGTTCCAACACTTGTTAAATAGCACGACCAAATTCCAGGGAGGTATTCGTTCTCTACCATCGATGAGTCCTTAAATTTAATTGTCCATGGAGCTGGGTATGATAAGAATAAATTTGAATTTTCTGAATTTAGATCTGCATAAGAAAAGTATCTAAATGTCTGATGTATCTTTTGAATGAGTTTAGAATCTGCTTCACTCTTCGCAACTAATTTAAATGTAAACGAAAATGTACGAATGCCGTTACCTTCGAATGTTGTATTAGTATTCGGATTAGTTATTGTTTTTGAACTAAACTTAATGTAATCTCCTATAGAACCTGGTATATATTCTGCTGCTAGCATTTCTTTCGCTTCTGCAACCGCCGCACCCATCGAAGTTAAAATATCAGTAGGTGCTCGACCTCCTTCTAATAGCGCCTGTCCGATCTTTGCTCCTGCTCCGCTTAAGTTAATAGTGTTATAGTTAGAAGAATCACTAAAGACCAAACTTGAGGTAACTGGCAAATAGATTGTATGAAACCCAGTACCAGGCTTTTTTTCTCCTGCAGCATCTTGGCCAGGAGAAGGATTTCTTTCATGCGCAGTAAATTCTATTAGAGGTAAGTTTTTATTGCTTTCTGCTCGAAGATCAGAAGGATATGTCAGTAACGCATTACCTCCTCCTCCATCAGAAGCATCTGATTGACCCATCAAGTTTGTATACTTCCCAGCTGCACTTCGAACATCTCCTAATGCACTATTGACAAAACCTTTTGCCCTCTTTACTGTAGATCCTATATTGCCGATGTTTATACTCATTGTAATTCTATTTATAACAAAAGAAATGAGATAAATCCCAAAAAGATAAATAGAGAAGTATGGCATATAGCGGAAGATATACAGTAAAGAATCCATCTAAATACGATGGCGATCCAACTAAAGTAGTGTTTAGATCTCTTTGGGAGAGGCAGACTTTTAAGTGGATGGACGATAATCCTAATGTAATCAAATGGCAATCAGAAGAGACTGTTATACCATATCGGTGTAAGACAGACAATAGGATTCATAGATATTTTATGGATATAAAGATGGTGACAAAGGATAAGACGTTTCTTATCGAGATAAAGCCAAAGTGTCAGACAAAGGCACCAAAAGAACCTAGCAGGAAGACTAAAAGATACATCACTGAAGTGATGGCGTATGTTAAGAATACCTCAAAGTGGGAGACTGCTGAGTCATACTGCGCTGACAGAGGATGGGAGTTTGCAATTTGGACAGAGGAGACGCTACGCGACATGGGAATTAAAATCCTTGGCGCAAAGAAACCAAAAAGATTAAAGAAACTAAAGAAAAAGTGACAGCTGAAGATTTCATTCTCTAAGCTTAGACAAATAGTATAAATAGATGTATGGCCGTATCATTCATCAATAAAGTTAAGAAAGAAGCTTCAGCAGCTGGTATTAAAAATAATACTAAGAAGTCGCTAAAGTGGTTTCGTGAGAAACTGAGATATATGACAGGCATCAGTAGAACAAAGGTTCTAAAAGATGAAGCGCTAAAGAAAATAAATGCTCCTCTCGTTGGAAGAATGTTTATGTACTTCTATGATCCAAAGACTAAAAAGACTTTGCCGTTCTACGATAAATTTCCTCTTATCATCATGGTTGATAAAGCACCAGGTGGTTTTTACGGATTGAATCTACATTACTTAGATCCTATTACACGAGCAGCATTCTTCGATAGACTCCTTAGCTATACTAATAATAAGAAATACGATAAGACCACTAAGTTGCGGTTGTCATACGATCTTCTAAAAGGAATGTCTAAGCTCAAAGCCTTCGCACCATGCTTTAAACATTATCTAACATCTAATATTAAATCACAGATCACTGAAGTTCCAGCAAGTGAATGGGAAGTTGCTATCTTTTTACCAACTGAACAATTTGTTAAGAGCGACAAAGCAGGTGTCTGGAAGAATTCTAAATCTATAATCTAATGTCATTATTTACAGATATCGCAGATACACTTTCTCCAGGATCTATTGACGATCTAAAAGCAACGATAGGTAAACGTGGAGGTATTGCAAAGACAAATCGCTTCGCTATCTTTATGTCTCCGCCTGATTCATCGTTGTTAAATATCAATATACAAGATATCGGTATTAGTCTTATCTCTGGTACATTCAATGCGAAGTCTCTTGTTAATGACCCACGAGATATCGGATTATTGTGTGAAAGCTGCTCTATACCAGGTAGACAGATCCAGACAATGGAGCACTCACACTTTCGGAACACAGTAAAAGTTCCAAATAATTATATCAACGAAGATATAACATTTACATTTCTTTTGACTAATGACTATTACATGAAGAAGATGTTTGATAAGTGGTCTGAATTAATAATTGATCCAGAGTCTTATAAATTAAATTACAATGCAGAGTACCAAAGAGATATTACTATTCAGCAGTTGAATGAAAAGAATATCCCTGTTTATGGAATTAAATTGAAGAACGCTTATCCGATAGGTGTTCAATCTATAGAATTGAGTAATACTGGTGAAAACAGTATACAGAAGTTATCAGTTACGATGACATATGAAGATTTTGAACCAGAAGGTGGATTGTCCTCCGCACTTTCTGGAATTAAAAACGCGATAGGAGGAATAACCAGATTATTATAGCATATTATGCCATTACCAATATTAGAAGCAGCAAAGTACACAACAGTAGTACCATCTACAAATGAAACAATTGAGTTTAGACCTTTCCTTGTAAAGGAAGAGAAGATCTTAATGTTAGCACAAGAGTCTGACAATCCTTCACAAATCATTGGATCTCTTAAACAAATTATTGAAGCATGTACATTTGGTGTAGTTGAGCCAAGCGCATTGACAACATATGATCTAGAGTATCTGTTCCTTCAACTTCGAGCGAAGTCTGTCGGCGAAACATCAGATATTATATCTAAATGCCAAGAGTGTGAAGCAGAAAATCCTGTCGAAATTAATCTTTCAGATATCACAGTAAAATTTCCTGAAGAAGAACTAAGCAATAAGATCGAACTAACTGACACTGTTGGGATTATTCTTCGTCCTATCTCTATTGGCAAATCAGAAGAACTTTCAAAGCTCGACGCTACTGAAGACGCTCTTACTCGATCGATCGCGGCGTGTATCGAATCTATCTATGACTCAAACGGAGTCTATATCGCAGATGATACATCAGAGAAAGAGATGGGACAATTTATTGACTCTCTTACACACGATCAGTTACACAAGATTCAACATTACATCGAGAATCAACCAGAATTAAAAGAAGTGCTAAAGTTTAAATGCAAAAAGTGCGGACACAATAACGAAGTTACTATTTCGGGTCTTTCCTCTTTTTTCTAATATGCCTTTCTCATGAGTCTCTAGCTAACCATTATCAAACGAATTTCTCAATGATGCAACACCATCAATACAGTTTAACGGAATTAGATAATATGCTTCCATGGGAAAGGCAAATCTACGTATCTCTTCTTCACGAACATATTAAAAAAGAAAACGAACGAATAAAAAAGCAAAATGGCTAA